GGAGCAGTTCGACACTAATCTGTCGGATTTTGACTCGATCATCATGAATCAGTATCAGCTTGTTTCGGCGATCGCGCGTACGCCGTCGACAAAGCTGCTGGGGACGTCTCCGAAGGGGTTCAACGCGACGGGCGAATTCGAAATGCGCTCGTATCATGAAGAGCTCGAATCGGTTCAGGAGCACGTCTTTATGCCGTTGCTCGAACGGCACTATGACATCTTGGCACGTTCGCTAGACTTGGGCACGAACCTCGAAGCCGTTTGTAACGCGGTCGACAGCATGACCGCCAAGGAACGCGCCGAACTCAATTACATGAAGGCGCAAACCGCAGCTATCCAGGTGAACGACATCGGTGCCGTGTCGCCTGCCGAATACCGCAACACGTTGCGCGAGGACGAGCATAGCGGATATAACGAACTCACCGACGAAGATGCCAACGAGACGCCGGGCCTGTCGCCGGAAAACATTGCAGCCTTCCAGAAGGCAGGCGCGGCACAGGAGAAGGGTCAGGCAGCAGAAACTACCGCCGGGACGCCTGTGAGCCCGAATAGCGGTGCTGAAGGTACCCAGGGTGAAGAGGACGACCTTCCAGTTGGTGCGACCGGTACGCAACCGGCGACCATGGCGACGCTTATGCCCATCCTGCTGCAGCAAATGGTTCAGGGTGGCGCGGGCAAGCCAAAGGTCGACCCGCTGCAGGCAATGACACTCATGTTGCTGTATCAGCTTTCGAACAAGATCGGTGGAGACGATTCGCCCGCGATCCAGGGGACGAAACCGGGCATCCAGCGCACCGTACGACCGACCGTTCGTCGCGGCGAAGACTCTGCCGTCGTTGGCAAGATGAAGGCCGATAGACTGCCCAAAATACGCATCGCCGGGCTCAATCTGGTGATCGAGAATCCGCGCGGTACGTTCCGCGAGGGGATCGACCTGAACGGCGAGGAATGGTCGGTCGAAATGCCGCACCATTACGGGTACATCAAAGGCTATGACGGCGCGGACGGTGATGAAGTCGACTGCTTCGTCGGACCTAACATGCGCGCGAGGGACGTCTACGTGATTACCCAAAACAACGAAGACGGCGAGTTCGACGAATACAAGTGCATGTTGGGCTTTGACGACGAGCAGGCCGCTATCGGCGGGTATAACGATTCGTTCACGGACGGATGGGACGGCTTTGGCGCGTGCCAGCGCATGTCGATCGACGACTTTAAAAACTGGCTTGACGCGGGCAACGCATGCCGTCAAGCCCAAATTTATCAAACTGCACAGGAAGGCTAAGACATGGCAACGACAATGGACATTCAGGGTTTGGCCGCTGCACTGAAGGCGGCGCCCCTTACTGCTGCAGAAATTCTCGCGCTCGCGCCGACGGCGTACCTGTGCCAGAACCCGGCCATTGCAATCCAGCAGTTGCGCTCAGTCGGCTATACGGTAGCGACCACGACCGGAGCGGCTGGCCTTCCGTCGTTCCAGATCACGGCGTAATGACCTTTACCGCGTCCAGAAAGCGCCAGAAGCGCGCCCCGAAGCCTGTTGGCGAGGGGAAGACTCTTATTCCCAATACAGCCGTCGAGGCGTGGTATAGGGCGCAACTGCGCGCGCTTTGTTCGGCGATGGTCGACGACTATCGCAAGGAACTGAAAGAGGCGATCGACCATCCTGAAGCCGAACGCTTCTTCGCGCAGGACGCGGCGACCGACGAGCTTTTCAAGCGCATTCTGAATCGTCTTCGCAAAAAGTGGAATGACGTTTTCAAGGGTGCTGCTGCAAAACTTTCCGATGATTTCGTTGACAAAGTCGACCAGACGTCCAAGACTTCGTCATGGTTCAGTATGTCGGCGATGGGGATCGAAGAGCCGCGAGTTCGTTACACGGATTCGGTTCGTCAGACGATCGACGCCAGCAAGGATTTCAATTTCACGCTGATTACGAATATCAGCGAAGAAGTACACGAGAAAGTTTACAGCGCTGTAATGCTGTCGCTTACGAGCCCTGACCCGGAACAACAGGGTGTGAGCGGGATCACCAACGCGCTTCGCGAGATAGGGAAGTTCAGCGAAAAGCGGATCGAGCTAATCGCCCGCGACCAGAACGCCAAGCTGTATTCGAGTCTGAATATCAAGCGTCTGGACGACAACGGCGTCGAGTACTTCCGATGGATGCATAGTAGCGCCGGGAGGGTGCCAAGGCAGACTCACCTTGACCGGGACGGGGAAGTGTACAAGATCGACGATCCGCGCCTTTGGGAAGGCCCAAAGGCCGATCAGGGACCGCCGGGATGGGCGATTAACTGCCGATGCCGAATGCGCCCGCTGATCGGGTACCGCGAAGGCGACATAGACGACGATTGAATTTCATCCACTAACCTTTCATATACCATACGCCATGAAGACAACCGAAAGCAACGCAATAGCCGCTCCGATCGATTCTGGTCGCTGGTCCTTCAAGCATAGCCTGGCGAACGTCGTCGAGTTCGTCGAGAGGCTTCCCGTGCTCAAGCCGCGCCTTGTCATGCTTGACCTGGCGATTCTGGCGCTCTTCCTCATACGTTAGCCGTGCAAGTTGGAAAGTTAAGTTGGGTGGAGATTATTTTCACCCTCTAAACCATATAGGTATGTAGTGTGTATATATAAATATATATATTAATAATTATTATAATAATACAACTATCATCCTGAGACCTTTTGCTGGCGCGGCTTTCGGAAAGTTGTGCCGGTCTTATCCTCGCGGCAACTCCCGACCCATACCCAATCATTCGCATCTCGATCCGGCTCTAACAAATTCGGCGTAAACGTTCAAGTACTTTCGACGATAATCGCACGAAAGTTCAACAGCAAACCTTATTTAAGCCACGAATGCCAGCCAGCGCCCGCCTTCAGGACCAAAACGGCTATCTCTTTGTCAAGGGATGCCCAATTGCGTCGAGCGGCGTTTTTCAGTACAGCGCGGCTCAAGTCGGATTGCCCGGCGACCCCAACCGGATTGTCAACGTTTATCGACCGCCGGAATCTGTCTCCGACGCCGAATACCTCGCCTCGCTGCAACTCATTCCGCTGATCAACGATCACGAAATGTTGAGCGGCTTCCAGGGCGACACGAGCGCAACGGCGCCGGAAGAAAAGGGCATTGATGGTGTGCTGTTCGACGTGCTGTACGCACAGCCATGGGTCAAGGGAAGTATCAAGATTTTCAGTCGGTCTATGCAGGCCGACCTGTCGAGCGGAAAGAAAGACCTGTCGCTTGGCTATACCTGCGATTTCGAAGTTCGGACGGTTGTCGTCGATGGTGTTGAATGCGAAGTCATTCAAACGAACATGCGCGGCAATCACATCGCGCTCGTGGAAGTTGGGCGCGTGCCCGGCGCGCGTGTTCTCGACGGGAAGCGGCTGTGTTTTGACTCGCTGTCGTTTTCCATCTCAACCAACATTGACCAGAGAGGTTATGCAATGGCGAAGCCTACCGTACCGCGCCGTTCGTTCGATGCGAATGCAGCAGCACAGGTTCAAGCCCTCATGAAGCAGTTGCTTCCGGCCTTCGAACAATTCATGGGCGAAGAAGCTGCAGAACCGGCACACAACGGAGTCGCTCCGGCCGCTGCCCCCGCTCCCGCCGGTACCGATCCGGCTGCGGTCGCGACGGACCCGTCCGCTGGTGCCGCTGCTGGTGAAGCCGCGAGCGCCGCAACGGCTCCTGCCGCGCCTGTCGCTGGCGGTGAAACGGGAACGGGCGAAGTCGCTGGCGGTGAAACGGGAACGGGCGAAGTCGCTGCGGAAGGTGCAACTGCTGGTGGCGCTGGTGCTCCTGCCGCGCCTGCTTCAGCCGCTACTGGCGGCGCCGTCGAGCAGGGCGAAGGCGAAACGGATACCGGCGGCGCCGACCCGAAGGCGATCGTCGCTCAAATGATCGAGCTTTTCAAACAGCTAGGCGCCGCATTGGGCGGTAGCGAAGAAGCCGCGCCAGCACAACCGGCCGCAGCACCAGCAACGCCCGCCACCCCGAAAAAGGAAGGCGACGAAATGGGCGCCGAAGCGTCGAGCGGCGAGACCGGGGAACCCAATGGAGAATCAACCGAAGACGCCGTCGAGGGACTTACCGCTGAGGTCCGTGAGGGAACGGATGAAGGCGAACCGGGCGCGGCGAGCGGCGAAGGTGGACAAGGCTCTGCGTCGCCTGGCCCTTCGGCAGGAAAGCACACGGGTGCTGATGCTGCGCTGCGTAATTTCTATGCTGACGCTACTCGCAAGACTCGCTTCGTGGACGGCGTGTCTAAACTGGTTGGCACATTCGACGGCGCCCTTGATATTGCATCTTGCACATCTACTGACGTCGCTGTTTACGGGGTAAAAGCCCTGAAAATCAAGTGCCCGAAAGGTCACGAATCCACGGCCCTCGACGCGTTCCTTACCGCGCACGAGAACCTGCGAAACGGCGTTGTCGTTCAACAAAATCCTGTTCCAACCCAAGCCGCTGATGGTGCCGATGGTGATTCGGTCGTCTCGGCATACCTCAAAAAGGTGAGCTAATGAGCAACGGTCAACTTCAGACTTCTGTCAAGCGCGCGTACACAACTGGTTTCCAAGGCCAGATCGTACGCCACGGCCCAACGCGCGGCAAGGTAGCGCGCATTACGTCGGCTTCGATCGGGAGTGACCCGGCGCTTTCCACAAACCGGATGTCGCGCGTGTTCGGCTATTCGGCCGACGGCAGCGTTCCCGGCGGTACCACGCTCGCGGCAGATAGCGATCTCGTCGTGGTCGGCGGTGTCGACTTCTACGGCATCCTGGGCCACCCCGAACGCTATGCATCGTACGGTCAGATTGGTAGCGCGCTGGCGCCGACGATCGACCTTCCGCAAGGCACGGAAGGTGAAATGTTCGACATGTTCACCGGTATGGTGTGCGAGATTTTCAACGGTACGGCTGGCGCTGTCACGATGAACTACGGCGACACGCTCGCCTACGTTCCGGTCGGCGTACCGGGTGGCGACAACACGATGGTGATTCCGTTGGGCGGTCTGGTGTACGTTCCGAAGGGCTCGGCAGTACCGACCGGTATGTTGGCTGTGCCGGGCAACCCGATCATCGTTACGAACACGCCGCTTGGCGCATCCGCCGTCGGCGCTCCCGTATCGGCCCTGGCAATCGTTCAACTGTAATTGACCGCACAGGCGCGCTAAAACAGGCGCCTGACATCAACGAGACTACTTTAGGAGTTCTCACAAATGCTGAAGCCTTCCGTAATTCGCTCGTCGATCAGCGGTCGCAAGATTGTGCCGTTGACGATGGATGCGAAACAAATCACATCCAAAGCGGTGCAAGAGATTGCACGCGAATTTGGCATCGTGTTCGATCACGCAACCGTACTGCGACAGGTCCACTTGCTGTACGAAGGTGGCGCGGGCTCAGGCGCGGCGATGGATGCCGCCTTCGTTGCGCCCGCAACAGCAGCGAGCGTTCCGACGCCGGTCCAGTTCCTGCAAACCTGGTTGCCGGGTTTCATCAAGGTCATGACATCGGCTCGCAAGATCGATGACCTGATCGGCGTGAAGACCGTCGGTAGCTGGGAAGATCAGGAAATCGTGCAGGGCATCGTCGAACCGGCCGCGACCGCGACCGAATACGGCGACTTCACGAACATTCCGCTCGCACTCTGGAATACGAACTTCATCAAACGGACGATCGTTCGCGGTGAAATCGGCATCCAGGTCGGTCTGCTCGAAGAAGGTCGTTCGGCCGCGATGCGTCTGTCGAGCGCGGAAACGAAGCGTCAAGGTTCGGCTGTCGGCCTGGAAATCTTCCGAAATGCAGTCGGTTTCTACGGCTGGAATAGCGGCAACAACCAGACGTACGGTTTCCTGAACGATCCGAACTTGCCAGCCTATATCTCGTCGTCCGTTACCGGCGGTTGGGGTTCGGCAAACGGCACTTTCCAGGCGATCACGGGCGACATCCGTATGGCCGTGGTGCAACTGCGTACGCAATCGCAAGATCAGATCAACCCGGAAAAGGTCGATATGACGTTGGCTCTGCCGACGGACAAAGTCGATTACCTGACCGTGACGACCGACTTCGGCGTGAGCGTGCGCGACTGGCTCGACCAGACGTACAAAAAGATTCGCGTTGAATCGGCGCCGGAACTGGGCGCGGCCGACGGTAGCGACGACGTTTTCTATCTGTTCGCAGAAGAAATCTCGTCTG